CTCCCTTGTCGGCTTCCTTCTTCCAGCCCTGCACAAGGCCGGAGAAGTTCTTGGCGGAGGCTTCCTCCAGCGTTTTTGCCACCTGCTCGGTGCCGTCGGCGGCGATGGTCTTTACCTCCTTCACCGTGCGCAGGGCGCCGTCGATGATGGCGGTGTAGGTCTTGGTGATGGTCTGCTTCTGGCTCTCGGTGCCGTCGGTCAGGGTCTCGGTCACGGTCTGGGTGGTGGTGCGGATGCCATCCACCAGCGCCTCGCTCGTGGAGGTGACGGAGGAGGCAAGCTCCTGCACCGTTTCCATGGTCTGCTGCACGGTCTTTTTGCCGTTTGCGCCGATGGTGGTAACAGTCTTGATATCCTTCAGCACGCCGTTCACCAGCTGGCGGCTGGTCTCGGTGATGGTCTGTTTCTGCTGCTTCTGGCCGTTGGAGAGCACCTCGTCGGTGGTCTGGGTGGTGCGGGTGACCTTGCCCAGCACCTCGGTGACAGTGTCGGCGTAGGAGCTGACCACAGAGGCCGTCGTGGCGGTCTTGGACGCTGCTGCAGCGGCTTTGGAGGCCGAAGCCACGGCAGCATCCCCGGACTTGGTATAGGCCGGGATGGCGATCTCCGCCATAGTCTGGGCGCTGCTGCCAAGGCTTGTGTTGGAACTTGCCCAGCTGGCAGCCCAGTTGTCCTGTTTGCCGCTGGCGGTCTCGGCCAAAGAAATACCGGCAGTGACAGCGGTGGCAGCATTGCTCACCACATTGCCCTTGCCGGTCAAACCCTTGATAAAGCCCTGTATCAGGTTTTTGCCCCACTTCACCGCCTGCGCGGGCAGGCTCTTGATCCAGCTCAGCGCGCTGGAAAATCCGCCCTTGAAGGCGGTCAGCATACTGGAACCCATGCTCTTTACGCCGTTCGCCACGCTGGTGAGGATGTTCTTGCCGATGTTCAGCCAGTTGATGGCAGAGATCACCGACAGCACCGCCTGCAGGATCTTCTTCCAGTTGGCCAGCAGGGAAGGTACGGCCTGTATGATGCCCGCGATCAGCTGCACGATGATGGAGATACCCTGCGCAAGGATCTTGGGCATATTGTCGTTGATGATTCCCGCAATGTTGATGATGATATCCGGCACATAGGCGATCAGCTGCGGCAGACCGGCGATCAGGCCGTTGAGCAGCTGGGTAATGCAGTTAAGACCTGCATCCACAAACTGCCCCGCGTTGGCGCGCAGCTCCTCGGTAAACGAGAGCAGCTGCGGCAGGACAGTGGAAAGAAACGCCGGGATACCCTGCGCAAATCCCGCTGCCAGACTGCTGACAAGCTCCGTGCCGGTCTGGAGCACCTCCGGTACAAGGCCGTACACCAGCTGCGGGATGCCCGCCAGCACGTTGCCGATCATGGGCAGCAGGTTACCCTGCAAAAAGGTGCGGGCGGTATCTGCCAGTGCCTGCATGGGTGCGGTCAGGTCTGCACCGGTGCTCCAGTCGCCCAGCACGTTCTGCGCCGCCGCCTTCATGGCTGCAAAGCTGCCGGTCAGGGTGGTGGCTGCTTCCTTCGCCGTAGTGCCGGTGATGTCCAGATCGGTCTGGATAACGTGGATGGCGCTGTACATATCGGCCAGATTGCCCAGCTCGTAATGTACGCCGGAAAGCTTCTCTGCATCGGTCAGCAGCCGCTGCATCTCTGCCTGCGTGCCGCCGTAGCCTAGTTTGAGGTTGTCCAGCATGGTATAGTTCTGCTTTGCAAAGCCCTGATAGGCGTTCTGGATGGACGCCATGTCAGTGCCCATTTTGTTGGCATTGTCGGCCATGTCCACCATGGCCATGTTGGCCAGCTGCGCAGCGGCGTTGGTGTCCTTGCTCACGCTGGACAGCAGACTGGCGGCAAAGCTGGTGGTCTGCTCCATGTATTCGTTGGCGGACAGACCCACCGTCCGGTACGCCTGTGCAGCGTTGTCAAAAACAGTTTGCTGGGACTGCATCAGAGATGCATATTCGTCTTTGACGGCATCCACCGATTTGCCCACGGACTTGGCATATTCTTCTATGCTGCGTCCGCCCGCGCCGAACAGCGTTTCGATGCCGCCGATGCTCTGCTGTAATGCGCCGCCAAGGTTCAGGGAATCCGAGATTACCTTGCCGATGCCCGCAGCGGCGATCACCTTTTTCAGGGTGCCCACCAGCTTTGTGCCCAGCAACGTACCGGCGCTTTCACCAGCAGAGGAAGCCTCGCCGCCCATGATATGGCTGATGCTGCCCTGAATGCCATCGGCGGAGGGCACGATCTGGACATAAGCCTTTGCCAGCTCAATGCCGTTTGCCATCTGGTTCACCTCCTTCTGCGGCGCGCATCGCCGCCTCAAATTCCTCGGGACTGTCAAAATATTGCACCGGGCTGTCCTCGGATTCTGCTTCTGTCCTGCCCAGCAGGGTGTTCAGAATGGATGTGGGCGGTTTCTCGTCCGCATACGCAAGCCGTCCGATACGCCAGCAGATGGCCTGCAGGGTGTCTAGTTCAGCCGCCTGCAGGGTCTGTGCAAGGGTCAGCTTCTGCCCATGCAGCACCATCATGCTGCGGCTGTCCGGCGGCAGACCGGCCGCCAGCCGCACCGGCAGGGTACGCCAGTTCAGCAGGTTGTAATACTGGACAAAATCGCAGATCAGTGCGTCCTCGTCCGTTGCGATCAGTTCGGCGAGGATGCAGAGTTTTTTCCGGCGTTGATGGACTGGAACAGCTCCATGATGGCACTCTCAACGGCAGACGCAGGCACGCGGCCGTCCTCGGTACGCAGATGGTCGTACAGGCGCTTTTTGCCGTCCTTGCCCAGCAGCTTTACGACCAGCCGGGACATGGCCAGTGGGTTGCCCTCGTCCAGATCAGACAGTGCGTCCAGCACCTCCATGTTGTCCAGCGCGCTCTCTTCCAGCTCAATGGAAAAGCCGGATTCGGTCTTTGCAGTGATCATGATAGTCCTCCTTACTTACCGGCGCTCTGCATATACTCGTAGTGGGTCTTGCCATCCGTGTCAGCAATCGCGGTGATGGTGGTCTGGTAACCAACGGCAGTGCCGTCTGCATAGGTGATATCACCCACAGAGGTCACAGTGCCGCAGGGGATGACTACGCGCTTTTTCACATTGTTCTTCAGCACCATCTCCACGACGTAGGCATAGAAGGGCAGATCGTCGGCGCTGGCCTTGACGGTGATGCCGGTCTCCAGCGTGCCGGTGACGTTGTCGGCGCCGTATACGGTCTTCAGCACTTCCACGTTCAACGCCTCGATCAGCGTGCACTGGAAGGTATCCGGGCGCTCGGTCATCAGGCTCAGCACGGTATCGCCGCCCCATGCAGCGGTGTTTTCGTTAGAGGGGGAGTTTGCGTTGGTCAGGCCGTCCTTAGAGATATAACCCAGAGACTTGAACTCCGGGTCCAGATCGCTCTTGGCGTCCGTGGGCAGAGCCGTGCCCAGCGGTGCGCACCAGATGGCGCCGCCGACCTTGGGCTTTGCTGCGGTCACATTTTTTGCATTCATAAAAATGCTCCTTTCGTCAGTAATGCAACACCTCAAAAACTGCCTGATACCGGGGCAGCTTGCGGGTGGTGTCCGGGAAATTGTAGTCGGTGTTCAGCGTGCAGGAGACGATCTCCGGCAGAGTGTCTGCGTCCAGCATGGTCTGCACCACACGGTGGCTCAGCTGCGCAGCGGCATAGTCGCTGCTGCCGTAGGACTGCACCGCCAGCGTAGCGGTAAAGATGCCGTCCTCATAGCTGGAGCCGGTCTTTTCCAGCACACAAAAATTGCCGGAGGGTTTCTCCGGCACGGACAGATAACAGGGAAAAGCGTTTTCGCGCAGATAGTTCTGGATGATTTCTTCGATCATATCACTTCAGCGCCTTCAGAATAGAGTTGGTGTCGGCGTTTTCCTTGCGGGCGGCAGGGCTTTCGGCGCTCACCTTAGCCACCACGCGGGTGTCGGCTTTATAGTAGCTTGCCTTGTAGCCCTCGCCAAGGCGGTTTTGCGCCGCAAAGGCAATGCCGGTCAGGGCGTTCTCCATCTCCGGGCTTTGCAGCAGCAGCCGCACGCCCTTGCGGTTCAGCTTGATGGTCACCTTACTCATAGCGTTCCACCTGCACTTTCTTATTCCAGCGCAGCGGGATCATGGCTTCGATACCCTGCACAGCCCCGCCACAGGTGCGGAAGGTCTGCCCGAAAAACGCCACCCGGACGTTGTCCCAGTTGTGGGTATCGCCCTTGGGGATTGCCAGCGTATAGGCGATGCGCCGCCCGGTCAGCTGCAATTCGGTGGTGATCTCCTCGGCAGTGGGCTGCCCCACCAGCACGTTGTGCACGGTGACGGGGCTTTCCTCGTAGATGGGGTCGTGGAAGCCGTCCTCGCCGGTCTTGGTCTTTTCGTACAGGATGATGTCGATTCCCTTCAGCATAAGTCCTCCAGCGGGCTGTGTGTGCCCACGCGGCTGCCCACGCCCAGCAGCTTCTTTTCCAGTTTGGAGAGATACAGCTCGCCGGTGGAGCCGCCGCTCATGGTCCAGCTCTGGCTGTAGCCCAGCGCCGTGGCGGTGCCCTGCGTTGCGCCCATGGGGAAGGTGACAGCGTCTCCGCTGTCGTCCTCGCCCAACTGACGGCGCACCATCCGGCAGGATACCAGCCGCTTGCGGTCAGCGTCGGCATCGGCATTGTAGGCGTCGATGATAAGCGCCGCCTCGCTCAGCAGGGCGGTGCAGCGGCTGCGCTCCTCATCCGACAGGACGCGGAAGCCCGCCTCCACGTCCTGCAGTTCTGCGTAGCTCATGGCGGCACCTCATCAGGTGGCAGTCTCGGTGCGCTTGATGTACAGGGTCTGGGGCTTGGAGACCTTCAGGCCGTACACCTTGCGGCCCTGCACAGCGGATGCGCCGATGTATTTGCCGGAGCCGGACAGATCCTGCAGGTGCACAGCGGTCTGCCACTCCATGACGCGGTGGCACCAGTTGGGATGACCGGCGATGAACTCGGTGGTGGTCTTTTTGCTGCTGACGCGGGTGGTGGACTCGTAGTCCATGTTGTTGCTCTCGAACACATTGAAGCCCGCAATGCGGCCAACAACGCCCTGCTGCACCATCTCCTGAGAAAGGTCGCCCTGCTTGATGAAGTGCTCGTCCAGCATCAGCACCTCCAGATACTCCGGGGACGCGATGAGGAAGCGGCCCTCGTTGGGCACGCCCTTGCGGCCCAGCACCCGCTTGGCCTCCAGTGCCAGCTTGTAGGCGTTGGCCTCGGTGGCGGCGGTCTTGGTGGCGCTGATGGTGGCACCGGCTGCGCTTTCCAGCGCGTCGATGGACTTCTTGTCGATGGACAGCGCCAGAGAGTAACCGGCACTATCCAGACGCTCTGCCACGATGTCATCGGGCACGCTGTCGGCATCGTAGCCGTCGATCAGCTCGTTGACCGCCTCGTCGTGGTCGATGTTCAGATCCAGATAGGTGGTGGTGCCCACGTCGGCAGAAACGCCGTTGGCCTTGTCGTACTCCTTGACGGCCACCTCGGTGTCGCGCACCGGGATCTTGACCTTGCCGGAAGTAGGGTCGCCCTCGTAGCGGCTGTTGAAGATGAGATTGTCGCGGGTCACCAGCGTGTTACGCAGCTTTACGTCCACATAGGATGCCCAACGCTCCTGATTTGCATGTGCCATAAAAATACCTCGCTTTCTCCGTGCTGCTGCACGGGTCAGATTTTCAGATTCGGATTCAGTTTGCTGAAGGCAGCCAGAACGCCGTCCGGCTGGCTGGGGTTATGGTTCGGAGCACCACCATCTTTAACATTGGGATACCCGGCAGACTGGGTGTCGCCGAACGCCCACGGGTTCGCCTTGACCGCATCCTCCAGCGCCTTGTTGATGTCGGTGGTGCGGTCTTTAGAGCCCTTCAGGGCATCCAGATCCAGCAAAGCGCGCACTGCATCCACGCTGCGGCCCTTCTTGCCGAGGATGGCGGTGTTCAGGGCACTGTCAAAGGCAAAGCCATCGGCCTGCGCCTGCATATCCGCCTTCAGCTTGGTCACCTGCGCCTGCAGCCCGGCAACGTCCACACCGTCAAAGGCCTTCAGGCCGTCCTGTGCGGTCTTGAGCTGTGCCTGTGCGCTGTTCAGCTGGGTCTGCAGGGCTGCGGCTGCGTTTTTCTCCCGGGTGCCGTTCTCCTGCATGAGCCAGTTCAGCTGCTCCTCGGTAATGCCGGGGATCTTGTTCTTTACGTCTTCGCGTTTCATGGTGGAAACTCCTTTCTATCTGTAAAACCTCGGTGTGGTGACGCAGTTCTCCGTCTGCGTCCGGTTGTGGACAGGGTACGCACTGCCCGCTGCGATGGTGCCCGTTCCGTCCTCGTGCGGGCAAAATGGGCATAAAAAAGCACGGTGCAAACTGCATCGTGCTAAAAAATAGGTAAACAAAAACCACGGTGCGCATGCATCGTGGTCTAGTCCTTATCTGCAAGGGCTTTGAGATATTCACCGTACAGACGCTTCTGCTCGGCTCGTTCTGCCTCAATCTCAGGGGTGGAAATCGTAGCACGGCTCGGAACGTGATGCGTCCTTTTGTACTCTGCGACAAGGTTACGCTCCCGTCTTACACTTTCCTTCCACAGTTGTTCTATCTGCTCTTTGGTGTGGCTCACTTGTGCACCTCCCAGCGACTATAACTAGTCACGCCAAGCTGCTTGCAGGTTTCTTCAATGATAACGTGCAGCTCGTTTTCTTCGATATCATCAACGCCCATTCCACGCTCGGCCATGTACAGCAGTGCATGATCTTGCACATCACTTCTGACACGATCCCACTGTTCAAAAGTGATGTTTTCAGGAACTACAAAGCGATACCTGTATTTGTGGTCAACCGCTTCCATGATTCGGGTTCCATCTGCAAATGCTGCCGGAATGTCCGCATCGAGACTAAAGGAATACTGTGTAGTATCTGGCGGGTGTGTATGGATGTTGTAACTATCTTTCAGTTTACCATCCAAATACGAACAGTCAACCCCTCTGGGATTGTTGTCTGTCATATAATAGACTTCGCCGTTCCGGGTGATGACCATCATGTTCTCGACTTTGGAACTGGCGTAATTGCTGCAAAAAGAATCCTTGAGGGCTTCTACCTGCTGAGCGTCGTTCAAATCAACTTTTCCAAGGAACCTGTGAACTGTTTCACCGTTTTGCCCGGAAGAGCCACCGCTGCCGCGCTGGCTGTGTAGCGTGGCCTCAGCCTTTCTTACCGCATACGCCGCCCGCTTCTGGGCGTTGATGGCATCTTTCCGGGCGGCATAGTCGATGCGGCGCATTGCGTTCACATCGCTGCCCGCTGCCCGGTACTGCCGGAGATATTTCTCCGGGTCGTAGCCTGCCACGCTTGTGCCGGAATGGAACCGCACCGCAAACTCACAGTCGCAGTTGGAATGGATGTGCTCCGCGTGCCCGCCCTTCAGCATCTTTTTGCTGGCTCTCTGCCAGCCACGGGAGGCCAGCGTGATGCAGAAGGGGCAGGTATCCCCGTGAGGCACCCACGCCCACTCGGCACCGTCCCGCACCGCGTTGTGCAGGGTGGTGTCCGCGCCCGCACGCTTGACCAGACGGCTCACGCCGCTGGGCAGGTTCTCGGGGTTCTGGTCTTTTGTGGCGTGCACCATGCGGGCTACCTCGCCATAGCTGGCAGTGGCGGCAGGCTCTGCTGCTGGCAGTAGAACGCCCTCGGCCTCGGCCAGTGCATCGTACATCTGGCAGGCCAGCTCCGCGCTGCCTTCGCCGTACCGGGTGATGACCGCGTAGGCGTAGGAGATCAGCGCCTCGGTATCGTCCGTGCCGTGCAGCCGGATATACTCCCGCATCTTCTGCCCGGCAGCCTCGTTCAGCCGGGAGAGCCGGGCAATGTAATTATTCCACGTCCGTGTCGTTATCCGCATCGTCCATCTCCATCAGCAGCGCCTGCCCGCGCGCCCGCTGCTCCTGTACCCGGATACGCCGGATATCCGCCTGATCAAAGCCGATCATCTCCAAAAAGGTGTCGGTGCTGGCAAACTCCTGCCGGGCAGTTGCAATCTTGATGGCTGCATCCGCAGTCACCGCCACACTGGGCATGGCGGGGTTTTTGAAGTGTGCCATCACGCCACTCTCCTCCTCGGTCAGTTCGGTCAGGGATACGTTCCGGGCAATGGCCTGCGCCATACAGGCGATGGTATGCAGGGCATCGCCGTTGCCGGTGTTCAGCTGCTGCGCCATCAGCACCAGCGTCTGGCTCTGGGCAAGGATGGCATCACTGCTGGTGGGGTTGGCATCGTTCACCACGCCCACGTCCGTCACGGTCAGACCGGTGGCTGCCGCAAACTGGGTGGCGGTCATCCGCATTTTCTCCACATGGGGCTGTAAGCTGCCCTGCGCCAGCTGCCCAAAGACCGGGTTTTCGCCGGTCTCCGGGTTGGAAGTGGCGGCGATGAGCGCGCCGACATACTGCTTGAATTTATCGGACGAGATGGCATCGAACTGCTCATCGGTCACGCCGAGGATGTACTTCTGGGGTGTGGTGTCAAACTCCAGCGCAATGGTGGCGTTGGCCACGGTGCGCACATAGTCGTCGATAAGGGAACGGATGGCACGCTTCAGGCGGCTGCGGCCAAAAGGCTTGTTGCTGGTGGCGTTCCAGATCAGCGGCTCCATCAGCGGACGACCCATCCGGTGGGACATCCGCTGCGCCGCCCAGCTGCTGCCGTTGGAGCGCAGCACGATGACGGCAGTGTCGGTGTAGAAGTTGACCAGCGCAGGCCGCCAGCTGTTTTTTTGGTGCTCGTCCTGTACTGTGTCGATGATGGCAAAGCCGCAGTCGATGCGCCCCTTCTCGCCGTTCCAGAGCGCGGAGGCCGTGGCAGGGGAGTGGAAGCGGATGCGGCAGCCGATATCCGTATCTGCGGACAGGGTGGCGAACACACAGCCGTATTTCAGCTGATCCCGGCAGGCCTTGGCGTAGGCTGCAATCAGACGGTTGTCGTCCACCAACTTTTGCAGCCCGTCCAGCGCGCCGCTGTTGCTCACAAAGCCATCGAACATACTGCGGGAAGCCAGCGCGTCCACCGCTTTCTGCCCCCAGTTACAGCCCACCTCCAGCTTGTTCAGCCCCTTGGGCAGTGCAATGCCAAGGTTCACGTCCTGCAAGGTGACGTGCCCCTCGTAATATTTGTCCTTGGTGGCGTTGCGGCTCTGGTGGTAATTGTAAGCTTCGGTCAGCTCAGTCAGCTGCCGCTGTTCCTCCCCGGTCAAGCCCGGCACAGTGCCAAAAGAAAAGGTGGTGGTCATGGTGCTCCTTTCACCCGATGCGCATCTTGCGGGTCGGGTCGCGTTTACAGGTCTTTACGCCCCACAGCGCCAGCGCACAGGCTTCTACCGGCAGGCTGTTGTCTCCGCCAAAGCCGTACCCGCCGCCGATGGGGCGCTTGATGGCGGTGCGGGCGCTTTCGTCCAGCACGGTCTGCGGCTGATACCATGTCAGGCTGTGCTCGCTGATGCCGTTGGTAAAGCCGCCCACGGCGGCGATCACGTCCTTGGTGCCTGGGCGGATCACGGCGTTCTTTGCCCGCCACACCTCTTTGATGCGCTCTGCCAGCACGTCCACGCCGTTGCGTCCGTCAATGACCACACAGCTGGCTTTGTCGTACCGCTGGTTCAGCCAGTCCGCCAGCCATGCAAGCCCCTGCCCGGTGGGGCGCAGGTCGATCAGGGAAACGCGGGCAGCGCCGTCCTTTGGCAGCACCGCGCCGCACAGACAGACCGCGCTGCCGTCCGGTGCAAACTTGATGCCGTAGGCGGTCTTGCCCTCGGGCTTTTGCTCCTCGCTGGCACAGGCCGCCCACGCCGCCGGGTCAATGGCAAGATCCAGCTGCTGGGTGGTCTCCGGGCTCCACCAGCCCAGACGTTCCCGGGCAAAGGTGTCCGGGTCCAGCTGCTCGGCCTCACCCTCAATGGTGGAAAGCTGGATGCGCCGCCCCAGCGCGGGGTTGGTGGTTGCCCAGCGTGCCGGGTCCTTCACGTCTCCGATCTTGTCCACTGAGAACTCGAACCATGCGGCCTTTTTGGCATCGCCGTCCAACACGCGGCGGCGCAGCGAACGGAACACGGTGCCCACGGCATCCGGCCCCGGTGGCGTGCCCACATAGATGGTCTGCGGGTTCAGGCTGGCAGAGATGGCGGGCAGGAAAGAGCCCTGCGCAGTCTCGTCCAGCTCCTGCGCCTCGTCAAAGATCAGCAGGTCGCCGTGCTGGCCGCGTCCGCCGTTGCGGGTGCGTGCCAGAAACTTGATGCGGGCACCGCTTTTCAGGATGATCTGCTCCCGCCCGAGGGCGGTGCGGATCTCCTCCACATACCGCCGCATCCGTGCACCCTCAAAGAAGGCGCGCATCTCCTCAAAGGTCTCGGTGGCGGTCTTTTGCAGGTGGGCGGTGTAGATGACCGTTTCGTTGAACAGCAGCATCCCGGCCTCGGCACGTCCCTGCACCAGCAGGCTCTTGCCGTTCTGCCGGGGAACACTGCCGCCCGCTGTGGGCGCTGCCCACTTGCCGGAAGGGGTGCGCCCCATCCAGTCCTCCAGCACGTCGCTCTGCCACGGATCCGGGATGGTACCGCCCGCCCGCAGAATGCGCACGGCATCGCCGCCGTCAGTGCTCCGGTACGCCGGAGCGATGCGTGCGGACGGCTCCTGGCTTCCCATCCTGCTGCCGCTGCGCGAGGATCGCGCTGACTTCGTCGTCATCGCTGGGTGCTCCCTCCATTTCCTCGATCTCCCGGATGGTGTCCCGGTACTGCTTGGCCAGCTGGGGCAAAAGCCGGGCGTCCTCGCAGCTGTCGATGTTCTTTGCAAGCACCAGCGCAAGGCGCTTGAGCTGCCCCAGACGGCTGCCGCTGGCAGTGATGCTTTTCATGGTCGCCATGTCTGGATGCCCCTTTCGGATTTTTCCTGTGTGTAAATCGGCGCTGGACAGCGCGGAGTCGCCGAGGGCGGCGGGAGGGGGACCCTCCCCACCCTACCACTCGCCGTCACTGACCTGCGGAATGCGGCACGGTTTTGCCCCTTTTTTGCCGGTTTTCGGGCTGTTTTGCCCGGTTTTGTTGCCTTTTTGAGCATTGCAGAAATAATGCGCCGCTTGCAGGTTCGTCCAGTCCTCAGCCGCTGCCCGCGCCGAGGGATACCCGAACTGCCGCCATTTGGATACAGGCCGGATCTCGTCCACCACAAAGGAGAGCGGGTGCTGCGCGTCTGAAGGTTCGTCATAATGAATCGGACCGAAACGCCCATGACAGATGCCGCATTCGCAGCCCATTGCCCGCAGCCGCTCCCGATGCTTGCGCCGCAGGTTGCCGTTGGCATAGCGCGGGTTCGTCATGGTGCAGGCCTCCTTTGGCAGCGTTGTGGTTGCAGTGTGCAGTGCCCTCACAGCTCACTGTACTGTGCAAAGCCCCGGGGTATTTGCAGGGGGCGGCATTTGCGGGAAGGGCATGGGATAAAAAGACCCCGGGGGTGTTTTGCAAGCCCCGGGGCATAAAATAAGCCGTCAGCTGGATTCGAACCAGCACCACAAGAGTTTCAATCCGTCCGGGGACAGGCCGGACAGGGCCGCTCTTGCGTATCGTCAATGTGACCCGCCTTAAATGGGCGGCGCTCTGCTTGAGCTACAACGGCATAGGATGGAGTGCGCAGCTGCCAGCAGTGGCAGCTTACTGGGTAGGATGGTGACAAAGGAACCCGCTTGGCGATACGCTGCCACGCACTCCGGGATGATGCTGCAATGACTCCCATGTATACCCAGTGACCCCGCCGGGGTGTTGTTCTCAACAGTGCCACGGATACCAAAACATAAATTGCCCAGCTGGTACATTCAGGCTGTTGGTCGGTAAGGTGTTCCCCTGTCGCAGCCGGGCAATACAAAAGCCGCAGGGCGTTGGATGTTGTCCAGCTCCTTGCGGCTTTCGCAGTCTAATAATATCACAGGCAAAACAGTGCAAAACAGTGCGTCTTTCATCAAAAACAGTGCAAAACAGTGCGTCTTTCATCAAAAACAGTGCAAAACAGTGCGCTTTGCTTCAAAAGCAGTGCGTTTACTGACACTCCGGGATGTCGAGAGCCTTCACAGCACGCTTGTGCCGCCGGTATACGCGGCTTACATCCATGCCCATCTTGACGGCAATCTGCTCCCACTTCTTGCCGCCGATGTATCGCAAGTACAGGATCTCGTAATCCTGTATGTCCACGGTCTGGTTCATGACGCTCAGGATCTCCTTGCAGATCCTCTGGCACTCCATCACCTGCGCGTTGGCTGCCTGCATTGCATCCGCGATGCGCTCCACAGAGCGGGGCAGCGCCTGACCGTCACCAGCGCCGCCGGGAACAGGGGAGAGCACCTGTGTGATATGCTCCGCGTCTGTGCGGTACCGCTCTACCTCTTCCAGCTTGATCTTTTCAAGCTTGGCGGCCTTGCTGTACCGCCGCAACCATTCCTTTTTTTCTTCATAGGTCATCGGACTGCATCCTCCTCCGTTGTCTATTTAGGCTCCCATTGCATAGACATTGCATTTGCAATGCCGGGAAATGTTTTGCTTCTTACCTTTGCGCTCCTGTGTCCGCTTTTCGCCCATGCGTCACCGGTCTTTTTTGCACGGTGATCTGATGCAGACACCCATTTAGAGGTCGGCACAACAACATCTGTTGCGAAAAGCATAGGAAGATTTTTCAGCCACAAACAAGTTGTCTTTATATACGGATCTCCAAACATATACGGCTGAATGATCTGGCTGTATTGGGGCAGTTCCCAAATTTTCATAGGGACAGGGTTCTCTATCGCAATCCCGTTCACATCGGAATTCCAGAATTTCAGAAAAAAATCTCGTGCTCGGATTCCGTTCTCATACCGAGGTTCTTGAATTTTTCCGTTGACTATCAAACGGTTTGCGCCGGCTTTGGATAAGTAGGTGCAAGGCGGGTGTGCAATCAAGAGATCCCATGCGTCAATGTAGTGACTTTTATCGTCCATCGTTATGACCTGCCCCCCATCAAGAGGTGCCAAAGCATCTCCGTGTATGTGCCACTCAGGGTGTCCTCCAGACGGTTCCTGAACGTCACAAGAATACGCCTCATGTCCCCGCAGTCGAAACGCTTTGCAAACCGCTTGTGACTCCTCGCAAGCTATAAGCACACGCATTTCATTTTCCTCCGTATGGCTCCGGCAGCTTTGCCCATGCAAGGACTTTACGCCCGGTGGTGTGCAGATCGCCGCGCCACTTCCCATCAATGGTGCAGTCAGTGACTACATAGCGCCTGCCGCCAGGCACCTCAATGGTGACAATCACCTCGCCGGAGGTCATTTCAAACATTCCGGGCAGCCATTTGTCAGTGTCCTTAAACTTGTAAAAGATTGATTCATGCTCGGGCGGTTTTCCGTACTGCCAGTTCGGCCAGCGTGCCAGGTCGTTGACCTGGCACTTGTCAATGTACGCCTCAACATCTTCCATGGTCTGAATCAGGCCCAGATTATAGCCGTTGCGCAGCAGCGCTTTAAGCCGGCAGCGGTCAATCAGTTCTGTATCATTCATTTTGTGCGCCCTCCAAATTTTCCAGATCCGGCTTTTTAGGCAACGGCATCCAGACCGGAAGGTTATCCGGGAAGGCTGCCACCATGTTCCACGGCCAATTTGTTGTGTTCATGTCGCCGAGGTTCATGTTGATGCTCAGGACGCAGCCGTCTTCATTTGCATCAGCCTCAGTCGGCGGCTCTTCTGCGGTCTTGCGCCAGCGCTGGACGTCCGGGACAACTGCCGGGGCATCTTCTACCAGTGCAATCTCGTCCGCAGCATTGCACCAGCTCTTGCACTTTGCGCGGTCATACCCGCCGGGGCAGTCCTCGCAGCACTTCGCCTTGAACGCCTCCAGCAGCGGTCCGCGTTCGATGTAATCAGCCATTTGTCGCATCCTCCATTTTGCTTTACCTCCTGTTTACCACCCCGCCGGGATGTCCTCATGATCCGCCGGGGCAAAATCCTCGTTGTAGTTTTCGGACGGATCAGGCGCAGGCTGCCACTCATGATATTGCGGCTGCCACCACATGGACACTCTGCCGGTTGCACCCTCACGGTTTTTCGGGATGCGCAGGTTAACGTCAAAGTAATCATTCGGGCCCTGCAGCTGACGCTCACCGTCCACTTGGCTCTCGATGAAAACAACGGCATCCGCGTCCTGCTCGATGGTGCCGGATCCGCGAAGGTCTCCCAGTGATGCCTTTTTGGTGCCGCCGTTGCGATCCGTTACGCGGTTCAGCTGCACAAGCTCCACAATGGTGGTGCCGGTCTCCATGGCAAGCTCTTTCAGGCTGCGGGTAACGTCCGCAAGACGCTCCTGCTCCTTGCGCCCCTGCTGGGTGTCGGAGATCAGACCGATGTGATCCACAAAGACCACACGCGGGCGGTATTTCATGACCCGGGCGCGGATATCGTCCACGGTCATCCGGGTGCCATCATCGTAGATCATGCCGGTGTGTCCCTTGATGAGGGCAAAAGCGTTGTTCAGGCTCTCCCGCTCCTCCTCGGTCAGCTTGCGGTCACGCAGCCGGGTGGAGTTGATGCGGGTCAGTTTGGACATGGTGCGCAGCATCAGCTTGCGCCTGTCCTCCTCCATGGTCAGGTAATACACCTGACAGCTGTTACTCAGGCGCAGAGCCAGAGCGAGAGCCAGATCTGTCTTGCCGTGTCCGGGACGGCCAGCAATAACGGTGACCATCTTCTCGCCGAACAGACCCAGCTCATCCAGTTCACGCCATGCCATCCTGACGCTGGTGTCCGGCTGCTGCAGCCAGTGGAGCGTCTCGTCCCAGACCTCGGCAAAATCCTTGACGTTCGCGTCCACCGATTCCCGCCGCAGGTGATCCTGTTCTTTCAGCGCCTCGCTCAGATCCCGGCAGATGGTGTCAGAGTCCGCAGGGTTCATGGAGATCTTGGCGGCAAGCTCCAGCAGCAGGCGCTTGCGGTAGTCCTCCATCACCAGCGCCTCATAGTCCTGTACATGGCTGATGGTGGGCACGGTCTCTGCTGCCAGCACGATCAGAGGCCGGAAGTCAGCGCCCAGCATCCGCTCCAGTATCACGGCATCCACGTTGTGCCCGGTATCCAGCTGCAGCTTGATGGCTGCGAACAACTGCCGGTATGGCCCTTCCTCGAACATGGCCGGGGTCAGACGCTGCACGGTATCCTTGCACGCCGCCGGGTCTAAGATCGCAGCGCCGATCACGGCAAGCTGATGCTGCTGCGCAGTGGAGATCTTGTTGTTTGTCACGCTCCTACACCCCCCAGCAGGTCTGCGAGGGTCGTGTCTTTGGTGATTTTGCGGGGCTTATCCGGTGCAGGCTGCGTGATATGTACCGCCGCCGGGGCTTTGTCCACAAAATCCTTGACCGCAAACACGCCCGTCCATCCGTTTTCAACGCTCTGGTTCAACATGGCGATGGCGTACCCGGCACGATCCTTCACGCCCGCCTCATCCACAAGCCGCTTGATGGACTTGCAGATCTTCTTTGCAACCAGAGGGCTCCACAGCTTTTTCTTGTCCTTCTTGGCAAGCGCCTGCCGGTGCTGGTCAAAGTCCATCAGAGCGTCATACAGCCCGCCGGGTGCACCGCGGGAAAACTCGTCAAAGACCTCGGCAACGGTCAGGCTGCTCGGCTCCTCCCGCGCCTCTGCGCGGGGTTTATTATTATTAGCTTTATCGCTTTTATTATTGTCCGGCAACTTGCCGGGGGTCTTGGCGGCAACTTGCCGGGGGTCTTGGCGGCATTCTGCCGGGGGCGGCAACTTGCCGGGGGTGGCATTCTGCCGGGGGTGCTGCTCGGTGCTTTTAACCTCCGGGCGCAGGGCAGTATAACGGTTTACCATTACGCCGTTGACAGGCTCCTGCCATTTGCGCAGCAGACCCTTTGCCTCCAGCGCTTTCAGGGTGCGCTCCACGGTACGGGTGTCAATCTCGTAATAATCGGCAATATACTTGATTGAGCCGTAATAGCAGCCCTGCTCGTCCTGCGTAAAACCCCAGATCAGGCAGTAAACATCCAGCTCAGTGCCTTTCAGATGGTAGTCGGAGATCATCCAGTGCGGCTGCACGGTATAGCTTTCCTGTTTCACGTTCATGGGTTATTCCTTTCTATCAAAACGGCAGGTCATCGCTGTCATCGATCACGGAAAAGTCATCCACGCCGCCGTAGTTTGCAGGCGGGTCTGCTTTCGGCCATGCCTCAGAGCGCGGGGCAGCCTCGCCGCCCTCGTCCACCGGCTTGCGGGTGCCCTTGGAGCCCGCAAAGTTGATATTGTCGGCCACCACTGCAACAGATGTGCGGTTTGCGCCGGTCTTATCCTGATAATTGTTGGTCTGGAGACGGCCATTGATGGCAACCAGACTGCCCTTCTGGAAGTAGCGGCACACAAACTCAGCCTGCTGCCGCCACGCAATAACATCAATGAAATCGGCCTGACGCTGCTCGCCGGGCTTTGCAAAGTTTCGGTCACAGGCAATGCGGAACTTGCAGACGTTCACGCCCGCCGGGGTGGTGCGGAGTTCAGGATCCGCCACAAGGCGGCCCATAATTGCGATAATATTAAGCATTGATATAGTCCTTTCCAACGGCGGCCATCCATGCAGCGTGCGCGCCGGGGCCGTTCTTCTCCTCATATTTTGCCTGCGCAACGGCTTTCAGGGTCTCGGCGCAGGTGGCGTTATAGTGCGGGCTCATGCCCGGCTCATTGTGGTGCTGGTGGCACAGCCAGACCTTGAGGCCGTGCCTCTCCGAAAAGCTGCGCAGCGGCCCATTGAGGACGTGATGCTCCTCCAGCCCGCGCGTGGTCTTTACCGCATACCAGCGGCGGCAGATGTAACACTCCTTTTCTGCCTGAATGATGCTTTTAGACAAGCGGCACCCCATCCTTTTGCGTGCTCTCATAAGCCTCGCGGTAAGAGTGCACATTAACGACCTGATACTTCTGGCCGTTGACGAATTTAATGGTGAACCCATCAATGAAGCCATACCGCCGGGCGGCGTTGATACACTGCGCCAAGCCCCGTGCGGTGTTCCGGTCGGTTCCGTGAGCCATCAGCAGCTTGCAAAAGCGCTTGCGGGTCATTTTCTTGGTCATCTGTCAAGACTCCCTTCCAATAGCGCCCTGACCTCTCTGGATCCTGGCATACATTTCGTCGTAAGGGTACAGCGTGGCCTCCGTAAAGCACTCGGCTTTTTCGTTGTAGACCATCAGGACGCCCTTGTTCCCCTCAGAGTAGTGGCGCAGTTCGATGATGGTACGGACAGCCTGCCGGATATCGCGAGCCTGTGATTTGTGCTGCGAGATCATCAGCTTTTCAAAGCGTTTGCGTTTCATGGTTCACTCCACTCCTGCCAGTAGGCAGTCACTAAGGGATCACTCACGCCCATCTCAGCGAGGCGGTCAAAGATCCCGTCTATCATGTTCTTCATTTCTTGGGTGGTAAAGGTGGAGCTGCCCTGCGTGCACTTGACCGTGCAGCGGTTGTTATCCAGTATCTCCACCAGATGGACAAGGCGGTAACAGCCGCGCAGGATATCCAGAGCGTCCGCCGGGACTTCCAGATAATCCACCTTGGCGCCGTACTTCTCCAGCATCTCCAGATAGCAGTCCTCCGGGGTCACACCGCCGGTGCGCCCGCCGTTGTAATGGTCTGCCATGATGGTGAGCAGCGCCCACATAAGGCTGTTCTGTGCCGTGCTGCGGGCTTTGTTCACCGGCTCCACCGTCAGGGTTATGTGCATGGGCTGACCGTGAGCCAGCTCATCCAGACGCTGATAGATCTGTTTCTCCACAAATTCTCCTGCGTTTTCCACTTCCAGCTTGCCGGTCTGCGGATAATACACTACCGGCAGGCGGCCGATCACTCTGCTTGCCATACCACTTTACGCTCTCCCTGCAGCAGCTGCACACCGATGATGTGCCCATCCTCAGCCCGCAGCAGCTTGTCCACGGTCAGAGCGCTGTGCAGACGGTAGCCCGCCACCGTGGGCGGGTCGTTGGGGTTCTTTGCCCGCTTGTGCACCGGGTCAATGCTGACCTGATCGGCGGCAAAGGTCATGGAGGAAAGTGCCATCACGTCAGCACCGGCACCCCAGAGCGCGCAAGCAGCCAGAAAGCTGCCGTTTTCCTTCCACTTATCGGGGTTAGAGATCTGCAGCTTGCCCGCCGGGGCAGCTGCGTCCTTGATCGCGAAGTTGTTCATCAGCGGGTGATACACGCCCACGCCGCACCAGAGGCGGCCATCTGCGAAGTAGTAGCGCCGCGTCCAGCCCAGCGTGCCAAACGTTTCATCCATGATGTGCAGCACCGCCGCCGGGTCAGGCAGCAGCCGGACGCGCACGGCATCTGCACTGCATTCGCAAATAACCACCTGCACCTCCTGCGGGGCTGTCTGGCGGGGTTTGGGGGCAAACAGGGGAAACTGTACCACCTGCGCCGCCGGGCGCTCCTGTGCGCTCTGGGCGGGCTTTCTGCGGGTGGTGCTTTTCGCATTACTTTTTGCGGTTGTAGACATTCTGCAAACGCTCTCCTTTCTCGTTGTAGGATCTCGGATCAGCCAGCGGGTGCTGCCAGCCATACTGCAGGGCACCCTGCGCGGCTGCACGCTGCTGCGGCTTGACGCTCCACAGCTCATTCATTTCTTCTGCGGTGACATTGACGGCGGTGCGGGTGTATCCGGTGCAGGGTACCATGCAGACCACCACGCCGTCTGCCGAGGTGGCATATACCACAGGCGGCATCAGCTTGCGGATCTCGCACAGCAGGCTTGCCTGCTTGGCTGGGGTGATGGTCTTAGGCCACAGCCAATCCTCGTCTAGTAACCATGTAAGTTTGCCGTCAACAAGGACGTTCTGCGCCTTTTTCCATACGCCTTTACGGATCGTGCGCCGCACCGCGGCAGGCGTTTTCCCGTGGATCTCTGCCCACTCCTCAACGGTGACCATTCTTCCCATGGGATCATCTCCTTTCTGTGCTTTGGTACACTGGCAGCGGCTTTTGTTTTACTTCCTGCCGCCATCGGAAGGCTGCCTATGTTCCAGCAGTCACCGACACTACTTTTCAACTGTTTATTACCGGGTGCGAGTCTTACGGATACAAAGTCACCCACCTTTTGACGCAATAGGTTGTTGCGGATTTTTTTCTGTTGTGCTGCTTCTGCACGCACCGGCCTATCAAGGCCCGCCGGAGTCCCGTGTGGCCCCAATACCACACATCTTGTCACAATGAGAGAGGCTCAACATGCGGCCCGATCAGATACGACTGATCCAGTCGGTTTTTGCATCTCAAAGGGGGTGGCAGTGGCTCTTGTTTTACCTCCTGCCACCAGTGGAGGGCGCTGTTATCGGTTGCTGTTGCGGTACATCATGGCAACATAGAGCAGATCCAGACCGAGGATCACATAAATCAGTGTTTTCATGGGTGCGCCTCCAGACGTGTGATCTGATAGATGGAGTTATACAGGTAGTGTCTGCCGCCGCGCAGATACTCCAGATTGTTCAGCAGCATCTCCAGATGGTACAGGGCAGGCGGCGGGTTGCTGCCCTTGAGGTGGTAGTGCAGCCAATGGATCAGCTCGCCCAGCTGCGGGTCATTCAGTCGCAGCACCGTGGAAGCCTGAAACTTGTGCCCATGACCATCCACGGCGTAGTACAGGATGCCGGCATATTGCAGCTGATCCAGATCTGTGCTATACTCTGGTGGGAGAAAATTGTTCATGTTCTCTTTGAGCTTGTCCGTGTTGCCGCACGGGCAGGCTCTTTCTTTTTGCCCGGTCATAAGCCGTAGACCTCGCGCATAAAAGAGGCCTCTTTGTCGTGGAAGGTCACGCCTTTTGTGTTGCTGCTTGCGATTCTGACAAAATCGTTTTTGACAGCGGCTGCCACTCTTTCGCTGGTGGTCTCGATCAGTGCTTTTTTTAACTCCGGGGGCAGGTTTTTCTGCTGGATGCGATCTGCTATCGAGGATGCAAGCGCCAGCGACAAGGTTGCCCAGATCCGGCTTTCAGAGATAGGCTTTTCATTCTCGGAGCAAATGGCAAGCTGTCCGTTTTCGTCTTTGATGATAATTTTCATAAAATACCTTCCTTTTCCAGCCACTCCCGCCGCACCTTCTGCACATGGTAGAAGTACCGTGGGAGTGGCCCTTTTCTTATTTTTGAGTGTGTTACTGCGGAGTAAAGGCTGTTTTTGTTGACATATCCCATCTGCCGGACGATCATGTCAGCAGTACCGCAGGCCACGATCTCGTCCGTTTTGGCGTTGTAGACCGTGTACCACGACATCAGGTCGTTGTCTCTCATGCGCCCTGCCGTGGCTCTTCACCGTTCAGTACCCAGCGCAGGCGGCAGATCACATTATCGGTTTTTACCTCGGGGCTCCCGTTTTCAGCTTTGCCGGTGTACCACCCAACGGTTTGCAGCAGCCGATCCCGCAAAGCGCGCAGCTCTTTCAGGTCGTTCATGTTACCCTGCCTTTCTCTCGTTGGAGGTCTTGACGGTGGTCTGCTGCCGCTTTGCGCTGCGCTTGTACTGCTGGTTCTCGCGGTGCAGCTCGTACAGGGTAAGGCCAAGGCCAGCCGCCGTGCCAAGCACGGCGTACAGCACCAGCGGGGCGCGGGCGGCAGCTGCGCCGTAGGCGTAGCCGCCCCAGACCATCAGCAGCAGGGTGATGCCCGCCTCGGCAAGGTCGAGGGCTTTCATGCCCAGCAGCACACCGCACAGGGCAAACCCGGCAAGGGTGATGGCGTTCAGTTTTTTCATGGCGATCTCCTTTCACTTTACGGCGTCCATCTGCCGCAGCAGGGCAGGGACGTTGATCCTGATGCAGCGGCCGGACATGATGTGGGGGATGTTGCCCTCCTTCAGCTGCTTGCGCAGGTAGCACTCCGACAGGCCCGTGACGCGGGCGGCATCCTTGACGTTCATGAACGGGGTCTCCGGGACGACTTTTGCTTTGCGTGCCATAATGTTACCTCCTTAGTCCGGGTTGAATGTCTGATATCGGTTGTCCTCGCGGCGCAGCTCCCGGATCTCCTCCGGGGTGAGGCCGGTGTCCTCGTACTGGCCGAGGCGCTGCACCAGCTCGTCCTTTTTGGCGGCGCTCCAATAGCCGCTCTTGATGCCGCTGCACCGCGGGGCTGTCAGTCTTTCCATGCGTCATCCTCCATGTCAATGCCAAACTCCTCGCAGATGGTCTTTGCCACCGGCTTGGTAAAGCCAATCAGATCGCCGTCCACGGCTGCACAGAGAAAAACATCACCCGCGATCAGGTCACCGTCCTGACGGCAGTACAGCCAAGTGGCTTTATCGTTGCGCTTGGCACCGCACAGCCTGGCATACTCGCCAACGACCAGCCGGATGCCGTCCACCGGCTCCCGCGCCCATTCCGGTTCGAGGCAGCTGTCTAACACCCCGATATGGCCATCGACCAGCGTCTCCATCTCGCCCAGAGTCAGACTGCCGTCACGTCCGCAGGGGATCAGCCGCCCCTGCGTGCCAGCAGGTATATAGATTATGTAGCGGTTCATAGTGTGTACCTCCTTGTTGTGGTCTCCCTTCTGCGGTATACTGATAACACGAAGGGAGTTGTGTTTATAATGGCTGAAAAATATAAATGCCCGTATTGCGGTGTCGCTTTCTACGAAACACCAGACAATACTAAAAATCGAAGGGTCAGTTTTTCGCATGACCAAAAAGATTTTGAGGGGATGTACCCGATCAGTTGGCTTTCTGCTGATATTGTTGTTACCTATCACTACTGCCCATCGTGCCACGAG